TCAAAAATTCTGTGAATACTAATCTGCTGATTATGGATGAAGTATTTGATAGTTCTCTTGATGGATTTGGTACAGATGAGTTTTTGAAGATTATTCGTTATATTATTAAAGATGCTAATATATTTGTGATCTCTCATAAGGCAGACTTACATGACAAATTTGAAAGTGTCATACAGTTTGAAAAAATTAAAGGTTTTAGTAGGATGATTGTATGAGTAATCAACTTGAGGAAATTTCTAGATTGAAATATGATGTTGAAAACCTGAAAAAGGAACTCAACAGGCTCAAACGTGCTATACTAGACACTCCCGATCTAGGGGAAAAGGTTCAACGCAAACTCTGGGAACGATGAAACTTCCAAATTGGCAACACCACTCTAAAAAGGAGCAAAAGCGGAAACTGAAACCGCAAGCACTCCGACAAGCAAAGGCAAGACGCCAAGCACTCAAGAACCGCCTCTCACGAGGTGGTTCTTTTTTATAAATATTTAAAAAAATTACTGACATGGCAAGAAAGAAGGATGAAACGGAAGAGGGTATCACAGGATTACCTATTCCAAAGAAAAGAATGAGTCCCAAAAACAGGTACAAGTTTGAAAAGGAGAGAAGGGAAGGAAGAAAAAAGCGTGGGGATGATAGAGTTGGAGATACTTTCTCTCAACATAGAATGACTGGTAGTAGAGGACATGGATCTGAGTATCAAAATATTCGCTCAGTTCGTGAAGAAGTTCTTGTAGACTATCTTCTTGGAGAAGGATTTGCTTCTGATGAAAAGTCAGCACAAGCAATTGCTGGTGCAATGAGTGAAGATTGGGTGCAAAGTATTGTTGAAGGTATGGGTTTAAGTGTTGGTAGTGCTAAATTGATAGGAAAACTTGCATCAAATCCAAGAACTTCTGAAGCACAAGCAACAAAAGCAGCTCAAAGAAATATTACAGATCCAATTGGGTTTGCTGTAAAGGGTGCTGCAAGAGCAGTTCTTGGTGCTGGAGATAAGAAAAATCAAGAAATGATGCAAAAACGTCGTCCAAATTAAGACAATTTTCAAACTGGCACACTAGAGGGTTTCATCACCCTCTTTTTTTGTATGATGGGGTCATTCCAAAACAACTCTCATGACTGTCTGCCACGAAATCAAATCTCAACTCGCCAAACTGCTTGCCACGGAAGATCTAGTGGTTGAGCACAAGAAGGTAGAGACTGCTCAGTTTAACGTTCACACCCGTGTGCTGACTCTGCCGATGTGGGAGAAGGCAAGCAATACTGTATACGATCTGTTGGTAGGGCACGAGGTTGGACACGCTCTTTATACTCCTGATGAAGATTGGACTGAAAAGGTGAAGGTTCCTCCTCAGTTTGTGAACATCGTAGAAGATGCTCGCATTGAAAAACTCATGAAGCGACGTTATCCTGGTCTTGCTAAGACTTTTTTCAACGGTTACAAGGAACTTGCTGATGAAGATTTTTTTCAGATTGCTGATGAGAAGATTGATGAGATGAACCTTGCCGACCGTGCAAACCTGTGGTTCAAAATCGGCAATTTTACTGATATTTTGATTGAGTGTGGAGAAGAGTCTGAAATTATTAATCAGATTGCAGAATCTGAAACCTTCCCTGAGGTTTTGATTGCTGCTGAAGCACTCTACAAATATTGTAAGCAAAAGCAACAGGAAGAAACTAACATTCAATTAGACAATCTTCAGTCTCAGGATTCTGGTGCCAGTCAGCAACCTGCCTCTGATTTTTCTGATCAGCAAGAGGGTGAAAACGACCAACCAGAATCTGATGGTTCAGATGGTGCTCCCTCTGGTGAAACTTCTCAGCAGCAAACCGATGCCCCTGTTGGTGGTGAGAAGAATGAAGAACCGGAAGTCAAGACAATAGATAATCTGGAAGAAGCACTTAAGGATCTTGTGAATCCTGATGGTTATGAGAATGTGTATCTGGAACTACCTCAACTTGATTTGGAAAAAGTAATTGTTCCCAATTTTGAAATTCATAAAAATTGTGCAGTAACATGGAATGCTTTTCTTCAAGATCGTGAACGGAAGAGTATCGACGTATTTGGTTACGTTGACAAAAAGTTTGTAGAGTTTAAAAGATCATCTCAGAAAGAAGTGAACTATCTGGTGAAAGAGTTTGAGTGTCGTAAGGCGGCAGATTCCTATGCTCGCGCTTCAACTGCTCGTACTGGTGTTTTAGATTGTTCTAAACTTCACACTTACAAACATAATGAAGATATTTTCCGTAAAGTAACAACTTTTGCTGATGGTAAGAACCATGGTTTGGTGTTTGTACTAGACTGGTCTGGTTCTATGGCAGATGTGATGTTGGATACTGTCAAACAACTTTTTAATCTTGTGTGGTTCTGTAAGAAAGTTTCTATTCCGTTTGAGGTTTATGCATTTACAACCGACTATCCGTTAGTTAAGTATGATGAAGATAATAAAGCAAATTTACGACAACTTGCATACACAAAGAAAGATGGTCTTGTTCAGGTTGGTGAATGGTTTTCTATGATGAATTTATTGACTAGTAAGGTAAACTATAAAACGCTAGATGAGCAAATGAAAAATATTTTTCGTCTTGCAAGTTCATTTGGTCGTTATTCAAGTTGCTTTTACAGTGCTCCTGTTGGAATGAGTCTTTCTGGAACTCCTTTAAATGAAGCACTGATTTCCCTCCATCAGATTCTTCCTAAGTTTCGGAAAGAGAATAAACTGCAGAAAGTTCAGTGTGTTGTGTTGACTGATGGGGAAGCATGTATGATCAAATACCACCGTGAGGTTCAGCGTCGCTGGGAACAAGAACCTTTTATGGGTACTGCTCATATTGGACCTAATGCTTTCCTACGTGACCGTAAGACTGGTAATACTTATTCTTGCGACGTTGAGTGGAGTGGATTTACTGATATTCTACTTCGCAATCTTCGTGATAGGTTTGATGATATTAATTTTATTGGGATTCGTGTTTTAGAAAGTTATGATGCTGGAAACTTTATTCGTCGTTACTGTGGTTATTATGGTGATGATTATGACAAAACCATGAGGGATTGGAAAAAAGAAAAGGCATTTTCCATTAAAAAGTCTGGGTATCATACTTATTTTGGTCTTTCTGCAAATGCGCTTGCTCAAGATGATAACTTCACTGTTTCCGAAGACGCTTCAAAATCTCAAATTAAAACTGCTTTTATTAAAAGTTTGAAATCTAAAAAAATGAACAAAAAAATTCTTGGTGAGTTTATAGAACTTGTCGCTTGATAAATATTTTATAATCATTTTTAAAAAAGATGAGCAGATTTAGAGAACTTTTTTCGGAACCGACAGAATCTTCAGTTGTTGAAGAAATTGAAGAAGTTGAACAAATTGAAGAAGTTCAAGAACCAACAAAAGTTAAACTTCCAGAAACTAAAATTAAAAATGCAATGCCAGTATCAAAGAGAGCAAAAAATAATAAATAAAAGTATAGAAAAATAATTAAAAAAAAAATGAATTCACAACAAGTAGCGGATTTAAAACTGCTTTATGAGGCAGTTTATGATGAAAATTTAAGAGAGAAAGCGGAAGAGTATAATAGTGCTGTACGTGATGAAGACATTATTGAAGTTGCGACTGAATATTTTTATACTTATGGATTGAATGAAGATGGTATTGACATCTTAATTGAAAAAGTTGGTCTTGATAATTTTGTTGAGTTTGTTTATGATCTTTCTGAAGGTTTAATTCTTACTGAGGCAAAAAAGACAAGCAAAGCAAAAAAACAACCATCAATGCTTGCTAGTCAAAGAGCAAAATTGGCGGCACAGAAGGCAGCAAAGGAAAGAACAGAATCTGAAAAGAAAGAACCGGAATCTAAAGGTCCTGATACTGAAGCAAAATCAGAACAACCTAGATCAAAGAAACCAATCAGAGATGCTATTGCAAGACAAATTTTTGCTGGTATGAAGCGTCATCGTGAAGCAACTCAAACTGCTGGAAATCTTGCTAGAGAAACTGGAAAGACCTTAGGTAAACTTGCTTCAGTAACACGTGAAGCAGGTCGTCGTGCAGGTGAGCATGTTAAAAAGCATGGTCTAAAATCTCTTGCAAATGAAGAGTTTGACAACTTTGATATTATTCTTGAATACTTAGTTGCTGAAGGATATGCTGACACTAATCAGTCAGCACTTGTTATTATGGCAAATATGAGCGAAGATTGGAAGCAGAGTATTGTTGAGGGTTCTACTGGTTTTTCTGTTCCAAGTAGAATTGATGATTTTAATAACAGAAGAGATGAGTTAAAAAATCGCTATAAGCAAGATGTTGGTCCAAGAATTCCCGGACCTTCTGGTGGCGGTCAATATGGAGAACCACCAGCACCTAAGGCGATGGGTCTAAGACTTGCTAAAGGAACCTCTAGTTCAAAAAGAGGCGTAGAATCAAAGAACAACGCTTGAGACCACTTTTCAAATCGTCCACTCAGGTGCCCACAAGGCACCTTTTTTCTTGTATAATATGAGAGTTCAAATGAAACACACCTAATTACATCATGTCTCGTAAACCTTCTGTGAACAACGAACAACTCATTTCTGAACTCAAATCCCTCTATGGTATGGAGTTTTGTGCTGGTGACATTCGTGGTTATTGTGCATCTAAAGGAATTTCTTATCCTACTGTGACACGTTATCTGGAACCTTACAAAACTGATCGTGGTCGTTGGAATCTGGAAGTGACTCAAGAACGTGTTGAAGAGATTGAGCGTTCTTATCAGGCACTTGCAGTTCTTCCTTCTACTGAACAAAATCTTATTCCTGATAAAGATGATACCTTCGTCAAGTTTGGTAACTTTGGTGATATTAAAAAAATTATTCAGTCCCGTATCTTTTATCCTGCGTTCATTACGGGTCTTTCGGGTAATGGTAAAACGTTTTCGGTGGAGCAAGCTTGTGCTCAACTGAAGCGTGAAATGATTCGTGTAAATATTACAATTGAAACTGATGAGGATGATCTTATTGGTGGATTCCGTCTGGTGAATGGTGAAACCGTTTGGCATAACGGACCTGTTGTGGAAGCACTGGAACGAGGTACTATTCTCCTGCTAGATGAGATCGACCTTGCTTCTAACAAGATCTTGTGCTTGCAATCTATTCTGGAAGGTAAAGGTGTTTTCCTTAAAAAAATCGGTCGTTATGTGAAACCTGCTGCTGGTTTTAACGTGATTGCCACTGCCAACACTAAGGGTAAGGGTTCTGATGATGGACGCTTTATCGGTACCAACGTGCTCAACGAAGCGTTCCTGGAGCGTTTCCCTGTAACTTTTGAGCAATCCTATCCTGCCCCTAGTACCGAGCAGAAGATTCTGGAAGGTATTGCTTTGGATCTGGGTGTGGAAGACCGTGATTTCTGCAAGCGCCTGGTTGACTGGGCAGACATCATCCGCAAGACCTTCTACGATGGTGGTATTGAGGAAATCATCAGCACTCGTCGTCTGACCCACATCATCCGCGCTTACAGTATCTTCCAAGACAAGGCAAAAGCAATTCAAGTTTGCATTAATCGTTTCGATGATGAGACTAAACAGTCTTTTTTGGAACTTTATGATAAGGTGGATGTTGACTTCCAAATGCCTACGGAAGGATCAAATGAAGTTCTTCCAAACATTGACGAACCCAGTCCTTTCTGATATAATTGGGGGAGGTTAATTACGACTTCCCCTCATTATGTTTGGACCAGAAGACGAACGAAATCTTACAAATCAATATCAATTCACCATGTATAGTGGTGATAACGGAAATCTAAATCTTGAAAAAAAATCAGTTACTATGAACGAAAGAAAAAATCATCTCTGGAAATACAATGAAGACAAAATTCTGAAGGATGTTGAGGATTATGTGATTAGTACTTATGGTAGTCATTATTGTGGTCACAATCAAGATGATATTCAAACGATTGATTTGATGGCGGCAAAAGATCTGGCATCACACTTTTGTCAGGCAAACATCCTGAAGTACGGTAGTCGTTATGGTGATAAAGATGGTCGCAACAAACGCGACCTTCTTAAAGTGATTCACTATGCTATGCTTCTTCTTCATTTTGATGGGCACTATTCCCGTAAAGATAATGGTCTGACTGAATTTCGTTGATTATGAAACTCCAAAACAAAACTATGAAACTCTCTGATAATACTCTTACAGTTCTTAAGAACTTTGCTGGAATCAATAACTCGATTCTTGTAAAAAAGGGTAATAAACTTCGTACTATTTCTGTAGCAAGAAACATCTTTGCTGAAGCAGAAATTACGGAACAGTTTACTCGTGAATTTGCTATCTATGATCTTATTCAATTTCTGAACGGATTGAGTCTTCATACAGATCCAGATCTTGATTTTACTGAAGAATCACATATTACAATTCGTGAAGGAAAGCGCAAGGTAAAATACTTTTTTGCCGATCCAAACGTAATTGTTTCTCCTCCAGAAAAGGAAATTCAACTTCCTTCCAAAGATGTTTGTTTTCAAGTTGATAGTGTAACTTTAGAGAAACTTGTAAAAGCATCCGCAGTTTATCAACTTCCAGATCTTTCTGCTGTTGGTGAGGCAGGAGTTATTCGTCTTGTTGTTCGTGATAAGAAGAATGACACCTCAAATGAATACTCTATTACGGTTGGTGAAACTGATAAAGAGTTTACTTTTAATTTTAAGGTTGAAAATATTAAGATTATTCCAGGCGCATATGACGTGATTGTGTCAGAAAAACTACTGTCACAGTTCACGAATTCTGCCTACAATTTGAAGTATTATATTGCTCTGGAACCTGATTCTTCCTTTAACTGATGTATTTTCTTCTTTATCTTTCTCCCGAAGGTACTGAAATCTATAATATGATTTCAAGAAAAGTTCGGGTAGTTGAAAACACTCCTATCTGTCGAAAGTATGACATTTTTGGGTGGTATAATAACACAACCAAAACTATGGTTTTTTGTACTGATAAAATTGTTTCAAAGGGAAATCCAAAGTATTATGTAAATGAAACTCTTTTTCATGAATCTGCTCACGTTGCTCAGGCGTGTAAGCAAAATATGAAAGAAGTAAAACCTCTTGGAATTTCTTCCTCTAAAATGTATCTCTCTGATGTTAGGAAAAATGATTTGAAAGTATCTGCTATGATCAATGGATCTAGTATCATTCCTATAGAAAGAGAAGCGTATTGGATGGAAGATAAACCAAGTCAAGTTAAGTATATACTTCAGAAGTATTGTTTTTGATTATGAATATCTTTGTTACTTCTCCCTGGCCTGCAGAAAGTGCCATTTGTCTCCCAGACAAACATATCGTCAAGATGCCTCTAGAGTGTTGTCAGATGCTCTCTATCGTGGCATCAGACAAGTGGGGGCACGGGTATGGTACTCTTCCTAAGGCAGATGGAACCCCCTACAAGACCGAGAAAGGAGCATTCCGCAATCATCCCTGTACCAAGTGGGCATTGGGGAACATCCATAATGCTTATTGGTTAATTAAATGGGGAATGAACTTGTGTGATGAATATACTTTACGGTATAATAAGGTTCATTCCTGCTACAAGACTCTTGTAGATGCTTATTATCTTTTTCCTAAGGGGAAGATTACTGAAGTAACACCATTTGCCCGTGCGATGCCAGATGAATATAAATTTGACACAAGCATTGACACTTTTACTGCTTACAAGATGTATATCGCATCCAAACCTTGGGTTGCATCTAATTATCTTCGTATGCCAGAACGAAAACCTGATTGGATCTAAATTATGACAAGTGAATTTCTTTATGTGGAAAAGTATCGTCCTCAAGTGATTGAGGATTGTATTCTTCCTGATGAAACTAAAAAAACGTTTAAGGAGTTTGTAGCAAAAGGTGAAATCCCTAATCTACTTCTTGCTGGACCTCCTGGTATTGGTAAAACCACAATTGCAAAAGCATTATGTAACGAACTGGGAGCAGATTATTATGTCATCAACGGATCCGACGAAGGACGTTTCCTGGATACTGTACGGAACCAAGCAAAGAACTTCGCTTCGACCGTCTCACTTACGGGATCTTCTAAACACAAGGTCATCATTATCGATGAGGCGGATAACACAGGGAACGACGTACAACTCCTATTACGGGCGAATATTGAGGCATTTTATAACAACTGCCGATTCATTTTCACCTGCAACTACAAGAACAAGATTATTGAACCTCTTCACTCCCGATGTGCCGTTATCGATTTCTCAATCAAAGGGAAGCAAAAGCAGCAACTTGCAGGATCCTTTTTCAAACGACTCCAAACGATTTTGGATCAGGAAAAAATTGAGTATGATCAAAAAGTCGTTGCTGAACTTGTATCTAAACACTTCCCCGATTTCAGGCGTGTTCTCAACGAATGTCAAAGGTATTCTACAGGAGGAAAAATTGACTCGGGCATTCTTGCATCTTTCTCAGACATCTCTGTAAATGAACTCATTAAGAATCTCAAAGACAAAAACTTTCCAGAAGTGCGTAAGTGGGTGGTCTCCAACTTGGACAACGATGCTTCTAGTTTACTTCGCAGGATTTATGACGCCTGTTATGATTGCCTTTCGCCCCAGTCTATCCCTGCTGCCGTTCTTGTTATTGCTAAGTATCAATATCAATGTGCGTTCGTGGCTGATCAGGAAATTAACCTCCTAGCAGCATTAACTGAAATTATGGTGGAGTGTGAATTTAAATGAATCCGTATAAAATTAATAAGGCACTACTTTATGAAATTCCTGTAAAGACAACACCACAAAATGTGAAAGAAGCAAATGAAGGTTTGTTTCATGCTAAAATGACTCTTCCTGCTGCTGCAAAACATTGCGGTATGACACAAAAGGAGATGAAACTTACATTTTTTGAATATTTGAAGTACAACAACCCTGATTATGAAATCTAACTTTTCCAAACTGCAATCAAAGCAAAAGTATCGTATTGAAACTTATTGTAAAATTGCTTTTAATGGACTAAAGGCAAATATGGGCGAATGGTTTTCTAACCGAAATTGTAAAGATACTGTTCGCGCAATTACCCATTCATTTTACAACACAGTACATTCTCTTTCAGTTCCTTCTGGATTAATCAGTGTTCAAGCAGTAGAAAAAAAACGGCAAGAACCAGAGTGGGCTCTTTGTAAGGATCATTGTTATTCTCCACAATTTATTGGTAGGATGATTATGGATAATTCTGATAAGTATTTGAATGATTATGATCTTTATCGGGAACTGTTTATTATGGCATGTACTACAATTATTGTTACACCAGAAGAAAACAGAAGTCTTTCATTTTTAACTTCTAATAGAGAAAATGATTTTAAAATATATGCACATACTGATAAAAAATATCAACATTTAGATATTCAATTGCTAGAAAAAGCAGATGGAGTGAAGTGGTATATGAAAAATATGAAATCTGCTAGTAATTACATTGAGACTCCTGGTGAACTTATTGAATATGAAACACAGTTCTTAATTGTATGAGTTTATTATCTGAAACTGACGCTATTTGGGCGGCAGATCAATTTATAGAATATTATTCTAAATTCAATCGCATTGATGATTATATGCGATATGTGAAGCAAAGCAGAATTCAAAATTCTGCGGGAAAATTGTTCGGACCCGAAGATGAAATATTTTCAGATTTTTCTTTGGGACCGAATGATATGTCATTTACAATTCATGAGGTAGATACTAGTTCTAAACCAAAATCTAAGTATAATCAAGATTTATATTCTGAAATTTTAAACATGACTGCTTCCAATGCCATTGAAGAAGCGATTCCTGGAAGAACAATCAAGTGGATTGTGGTGGAAAATACTACAAATAAAATTGTTGGTGTAATAAGATTTGGATCTCCAACAATTAATTCAAAACCAAGAAATGATTATTTTGGTGAAGTTATTCCTTTATCAAAAATTAATCATGAGTTTGTAATGGGATTTAACATTGTTCCAGTACAACCATTTGGATACAATTATCTTGGCGGAAAACTTCTTGCATTGTTGGCATCTTCTAATGAACTCAAACGACAATTTGATGCGAAGTATGGAACTGATCTTCATTACTTTGAAACAACTTCATTATACGGTACAACTAAAGGAGTATCCATGTATGATGGTCTTAAACCTTATATTCGACACATAGGAGATACTGAAAGTAATTTTCTTCCATTGTTTCACGATGATTATTTTCGTGAAATGTTTTGGTGGTTTAACAATAATGCTAATGGCGGTGAGAGATTAATTTCTGCAGATAAGTCTTCAAAGAAGTTGAAAATTCAAACTAAGATGATTTCAATCATCATAAAGTCTCTTCAAGATGCTTCAAAACTACATGAATTTAAAAAATGTATTGAACATGCAAAATCTTTGACTGAAAAGAAGAGATATTATATTTCAAAATTTGGGTATGAACCTGAGGAAGTTATCCAATGGTGGAAAGTCAAAGCAACCAAAAGATACCATAAGTTGCTTCAAGATAACAAACTTAGAAAAGATCTTGAATTGTGGTCTATAAACTCTAACTTAGAAATTATTAGGTAATATGGAATTAAAAGATTGGTTGAATTCAATAAATCAAACAAAAAAACATTTAATTGATGAAGATCCATCTCTTGAAAAAGAGTATTTACCATTTATTATTAACAGATGTTTATCTGGACATATTGATTGTGTCATGTTTGTAAACGAAATGAATCGTTATCATTTTCTTCCTAAAAAACTTCAATATGACTTTTTTATAAATAGCCTGAGGAAAAAGAAGAGATTTTCTCCCTGGATCCGACAAGATAAAATCAAAGATCTTGATTATGTCAAACGTTATTATGGTTATAGTAATGACAAGGCAAAAC